CTCGTAACGCCGGAACGGGTCGGCAAAGACCCACCTACGAAACTGATTGACAACACGAATGAGGTCAGTCAGATGCGTGGGTTTCCGTTTAAGATAGAAAGGGGTGACGTCGATTCCGTTATAGTAATGACCGCCACAGGACTCCCTGAAGGGACCCTCGTGGAACGACTTCTTTGGATTTACAGAGAAGCCGAACAACCTAAGCACCCAACTTCCCATAGGGAAAAGGGTACTTGGAATTATGATGTCATCACCATAGACGGATACGACGCCCGGGATGCCCTCGAAGTAGGACGTGGCACGCATAAGGGCCCAAAAGATCAAACTTTCGAGCTCGAATGTAAAGCCATTCCCCATCGAGGAAAACATCTCGGTTCGGTGAAGTTCCCCGTCGATGCTAACTGCCTGACTCCTGATATCGTTAAGATACAGGAACCATTCAGAAGGAAGCAACTGACGGACGGTCTCGATTGTGATCGAGTCCGAAGCAGACGAGAGATCAAGCGTTGCGAGAGTCCCCAAGAGGGAACCCTCACGAGCGAGTTCTCGATTCCGGGATTGGTCGTTAAGATCGATACCGAAACGGCGGAGGCGCTTACGAATGTGAGCCCCAACGCCTTTCTGCAGGAACATATTGATGTCTGGCTCTTTACAAGCACAGCGATCAATATCCGATTTCTTCGGAACGGTAAACAGAATAGCCCCTTCCACCGATCTAAGATCGGTGAAGAGACTATACTGTCCGAAGAGTGGAGCCTCACGATCAATAATCGGGAGGTATTGCCACACTTCGCTTGTTAAATCAGCCTTCGGCGCAAACTTATTGGGGCGTGACGCCTCAGTACGTCTGCGACTCGTGCTCGCTCCAGAAGAGAAGTCCCCAACCACGATAGAATCGCGAAGAGGGCCAAGTACATTCTGGATAAGGCTACGAGTGAACCTCATGAATGACTTCCAGGAGACGCGAGGAAGGACATTAAAACCTTCATCGATAACCGCTAATCGGCGGTTAGTCTCTTTGTTAACCGATTCCTGTTCGAGCCATTTTGATATGGCGGCGCTGCGGCGAGTAGCCGCGTCGCAAGAGGACTCATCCAGAAACTTGGATAAGTACTCATCATTCAGGTATTGGCAAACGAAGTCATCATTGAGCCCGGCGACCCTCGATCCGAGGGAGACAAGCTGGTCAACGGCTGATTCGGATAGACGACGATTGGCGTTCTGCCACCGTCGCTTACCAAGGTGCGCTCGATGCTTTTGCATTCAGTGGTCCTTTCCGGACTGCTTAGCGTAAACATGTACAGGATCACTCCTATACACATGGTCAGAATAATGATCGAGAAGATCATCACGCTGCCGTGAGACGCGCGCATCTTAGTAGATGTCCGAGAGCTTCACCAGCATGTCATTCATCTGCGTCTGAGACGCAGCCATGGCGTTAGCCATGAGACCCACCGTATCCGCACGTTCCTGCTCCGAGGAGAGGGCATCAAAGGTCGTGTTGACCTCGATGAAAGCGGTACGGACGACCACCGGGGTGGAAAC